GACTGAGAGGCTTTCAGCGCTATCGATTGCTCAGCTGCATCGATATCAGCTTCTGCAGTGTTGAGACGCTGTGTGTGGCCGTCTACTTCCGACTGAGAGGCTTTCAGCGCTATCGATTGCTCAGCTGCATCGATATCAGCTTCTGCAGTGTTGAGACGCTGTGTGTGGCCGTCTACTTCCAGCTGAGAGGCTTTCAGCGCTATCGATTGCTCAGCTGCATCGATATCAGCTTCGGCCTCACCCATCCGGATTTCTAGCCCCTCAGTTGCAACTTTTGACGCTTTAAGGCTGATGCTGGATGATTGCGCGTCTAACTGCTGCTCTACTTCAGAAACCCGAATGTTGTTGGCGGCTTTGTAGGCCTCCAGGGCGTTGATTGTAACGGTGCCGGTTTCGTTGTCGACAACCAGCATTGCATCGCGGAAAATCTCGAAATCGACTTTATCCTTACGCGCCTTTTCGATGATCTGGTGCATTCGCAATGCTGATCGAAACACACTATCTGCGGCGGCTTCCCCGTTGACGCGAGCTTCCTCTACCACGGAGGCGATCTGCCCCATCGCTCGCCCTATATCTTCGGCTCTGGCGTCAGCTTCAGCCTGGATATCGATCGATCGCTGATCCGACTCTGCCTGGATCGCCGACTGGCGATCATTCACTTCCTGGGCGAGGTTGTTTTCCAGCGTGGGCACTTTGCTGAGTTTCTCAACAGTAGGCGGATCCAGCTGATCTAAAGTGACGGAGTCCTCCGCCAGTCGGCTGCCCTCAATGCTCAGCCGACTGGCTGAGAATGATGCAGAGGGAGTTAGGCCGTCGGTACCCCATACGTCATACCCTGCGAACCTGAGATAGCAGGTTTCCTCTGGTAGCTGGATAACTGCCTGCGTGGCGTTCGGGAAGTCAATAATCTCGACAGCGTCCTCGATCTGGAAGTCTGCGCCGTCCCCTCTAAATACCTTGAACCCGTAGTAATCCGCATCCGAGCTATTAGGCCACACCACTACGCCGGCAGTGTCGATCTGTTCGAATACCGTAATCTGGCTCAGAGAGGAAATCTGAGGGTTTGTGGCAGACAGTCTAGTCCCTAGGAGGGCTACGGTGCCTAGTCGCTTTACGTGAACATCGATGTGCAGACTTCTGCCTACTCCGTCCCTTTCCGCGTCGGTGTAGTGGTAACTGAACTCGGGATCAGAGACCTCCCGTTCTCTCAGAATAGACTCATTTTCATCTAATACCCGAACAACCCAAGTAGCATTAGCCGGGAATGAGTCCCACTTAACCTTTAATGTTTTCCCTATAAATGGTTCTGCCAGCTGTAGGCCAGTGACGAAGTCAGAGGGTGCTTGTGCCGCGCCGGAAACTGTGAAATCCCCTTCGGTCCAGGGACTTTTTATCCTTCCCAACATAGCCCGAGCTCGAACTTTGTAGGCCCCCGGAGTTACACCACGAATGTCAATGCTGGAACGATCTGTAACTCCCACGCTATCCCAGCCATAGCCGTTTTGGTTGTACTGGAACTCATAGTAAAACGCAGTTTTCACCGGGTCGCAGCTGAGCGTAAGTGCGGTTACGACGCTGGAACCCACTTCGTAATGGAACTCTTCCAGGCTAACTGACCCCGGCGCCGGGAGCGAGGTAATGGGGTTTGACGGTTGCGGCTCATCGAACTTCAGCCCCCCCTCAATCAGGCCGAACTTCTCGGGGTCGTGCTCTAAGCACGTATACTCAAACAGCCCCTCTTCCTCTTCGCTCCCTTCTGTGATGTTGATAACCCGGTACGTGACAACTTCACCCTCTGAAGGGACCAGTGTCCATACCGCAAGTTCAACAGTGGCAGGAGGTTCGGCCAGGTCTGTTGTTAAAGTCGTGTACTTCCCGTTAGTTTCGATCACCGAGGCTTCGCAGGTCGTTCCATCCTGGCAGACGATATGGAGGTTGTAGGCATAACCGATCCGCAGCTCGACTTCGCGGTCCAGCTCCACCCTGACAGATCCGCTATCCGTGTAAATTCTGGATAGACGCCCCCCTGCCGATAGCTGGACACGGTCGTTATCAACGACCTCGATAACTTCTCCAATGCTGGCTGTCAGCCCTTCAAATGCAACCTTGAAACTACATAGCTCAGTTTCGTTAAACTCTGTCCACAGTAGCCACTGTCCAACCCTGTGAGCCTGCCCCTTAGAAGTGCAACCGACAGCGTCTAGTCGCAATTCCCTGATGCCATATTTGGCAATGCCTTCCTTATGCTCAACAACCTCGACTTCTTCCGCGTAATTGTTCTCTGGGTTAAGCCAAACAACGTGAGCAACAGTGTGGCGGGCAGACAAGGCAGAGCCTGAATAGGAGAATTCCCCATCGATGACGTTCGCATTGCAAAAATGCGAGCTGACGTTTACAGGGCGATCCTGGCTCGCACCGATCGACGACCCTGTCCAGAACGGCATAGCCCGGAACACTGAGGAGAGCTGCTGGATTACATCGACAGCCCTTTGAGGCTCACTGTAGGAAAGATTCAGGGTGAAACGGGGTTCTGACCCTCCAAAGCCATCCGGTACCAGTTCATCGCAGTGACGGCCGATTTCGTACAGCTCCCACTTGTCGACCTTGCTTGGGTCTATCCCCAACCCGTATCGAGTAGAGGTCAGCATATCGTAATAACACCAAGCGGGGTTGTCGGTCCATGCGAGCTTGAAGGTACCATCCCACATACCGCTGTAGGAGCGTGTGGTTGGGTTATAGTTTGAGGGGATCTTCACAATCAACCCGTCGACCAAGTACTGACGGGTGGGGATCTGGTCGAACTCCGATGCGTCGACAGCCAGCCCTACCAGAGCTGAATTAGGGTAGCTGAGCTTACTGGTAATTACCTCGGTGTACGTAGAGAAAAGCAGGTCATTCTGCACCCTGCCGGACTGGGAGTCTTCTGTCGTTCTGGATACCTTAATGTACCAAGGCGCTTGCCCGTTGAGTATTATCGAGTAAGACTTGTCAAACCTGGACGTACTTTTTCCCGCGATGGTGTCAGATACCTGGGTGGTATAATTGGCGGAGTTTGCATCTTTGACAGACACCTCAAGACCTACCGAAGACCCCACAATATCGCCGTTCTCTTTGGCTTCAGATAGTGCGGGAACTGTTACTTTTAACCTGATTGCATCTACATCTGGATTGGTAACCGTTCGGATAACCGCATTGTCAGGGCCATACTCGACTTTGGTATTTACAACTACCTCACCCTCAACGTCGGCGAAAGCAGCGATATGGCTTTGGGATTGGGTCCCGTTCCTGACCTCGACTACAACATTCTCAAAGTTGAAGTTGCCCTCACCATCCTTGAGAGGTACGCCATCCAGGAAGATTCCCTGCTCGCCTCCGACAAGGCCTTTTATCTCCCCCTCCCCTAGCAAATCGACAAGCTTAGCAAACGTAGTACTAAACAGGTTGTCGTCCGATTCAGTCGGCGTATGAGAATCTCCACCTTTGGCGCCTTGGATAAGATTTTGCATTAGCTCTGCTCTGTCAGTCGTGTTTTCAAATAGTCATTTGTGAACTCTCGACCTTCTTCGGTGTATAGGCCGGCTGACAGGACTTTTGAACCTACGAGGGTTCTGCCGTAGATAACAGGGACACAGGTTCCTTGCGCCGCAGTGTTAGCGATATTACTAAAGGCTTTGTTGTTTGAACGGGAGGTTTCGTTTACTTGAGATGACGGCGTGGGAACTAACATCGTAGCAACGCCGCCTGCAATCATCGCGATACCTGCTGCGGTGAGTTCTGCTGAGTGAGGGCCGGGGAAGAAATAGGCAATGGCTATAAGGATCGCGCCTACAATCACGTTTAGTGCTCCATTCTTTTTACTGCCCTCTATGGATGGAACAATCTGGACCACCGTTTCAGAGCCAAGTAGTATGTTTACCTGCTCTTTAGAAATGTCCTTTCCATTAACGATAACGTGGTACTTACCAACTCTTAGCGTCTCTTTAAAACCCTTCTGAAGGGTACAGAGTGCCCTGATAAGCTCAGGTACAGAGCCTACTTCAAGCCTGTAGCATGTCCCGAACTTAGCCAACTTTCCGAACAGTTTT